CAGGCGACGTAGACTCTTTTATTGATACTGGTTCTTACGTTTTCAACGGACTACTATCTGGTTCGCTTTACGGTGGACTGGCTGCTAATAAAATTACTGCTCTTGCGGGAGAGAGTGCAACTGGTAAGACGTACTTTCTCATGGGCATTGTTAAAAACTTTCTTGACAAAGACCCCAATGCTGGTGTCATTTATTTTGAAAGTGAATCTGCAATCACAAAGCAGATGGTAGTGGACAGAGGTATTGATCCAAATCGTATGGTCATTATGCCTGTGACAACCGTACAGGAATTTCGTACACAATCTCTAAAGGTTCTGGACTCATATCTTTTACAGAATGAATCAGACAGAAAACCTTTATTCTTATGTCTTGATTCACTCGGTATGCTTTCTACTACCAAGGAAGTAGAAGATACTGCTGATGGTAAAGAGACAAGAGATATGACGAGGGCACAAGTTCTCAAAGCTGCATTTCGTGTATTGACTTTGAAACTGGGTCGTGCCAAGGTTCCTATGGTTGTTACTAATCATACCTATGATGTTGTTGGTTCTATGTTTCCTCAAAAAGAAATGGGTGGAGGCTCTGGTCTAAAATATGCTGCATCATCTATCATCTATCTATCCAAAAGGAAAGAGAAGGACGGCACAGAAGTTGTTGGTAATATTATTCACTGCAAGAATCATAAATCTCGTTTGACTAAAGAGAACAAGATGGTTGATGTTCGTTTGACATATGACAAAGGCCTTGATCGGTATTATGGATTGTTAGAGCTTGCAGAGAAGCATGGAGTCTTCAAGAAGGTTTCTACACGAATTGAACTTCCTGATGGTTCCAAACAATTTGGTAAAACAATCTTGAATAATCCAGAAGAGTATTTTACCGATGAAGTTATGCAAAAATTAGAAGCAGCTGCAGCGAAGGAATTTAAATATGCTACAAGTGATTGAGGATTGTTGTTCTACATCATACCTTGATATGTTAAAATTTGCAGCAATGAACAGTACCAATTGGAATCTCAAATATCCAATTGGTATGCCATTTGAAGATAAACATCTAAAACTTGATATTATTGAAAATGAACCAGTAGATGAAATGCTAGCTGGAATGGCAATGGGTCTTCTTATTCAGATATATGATTCAAAGACATATGATGGTATTGCAAGTAAAAATTTGTTTTCTCCAGAGGTTTCATATTGCGGCATAAGTATGAAGGACAGACATCGGCCTGACAATAAACATATTGACCATGAGCATGATACGGATTATATCAAGATTGTTGGGTTGTTAAATAGTAATTGGAATTCCAAAGACGGTGGATTGTTTGAACATGGTGATGAATCAATTCCTATGGTTCCTACTAATTTTGTTGTATTTGATCCAAGGATTCCACATTGTGCTTCTGAAATTTTAACGAATGAAAAGCGTTTGGGGATTGATTTCACAGTAAAGAAAAAATAGTGTCTAATAGTTATGGTGGATATATGGATAATTTAGTTAGAATTTATAATGATATAATGACCGATGAAAAGTGTCAATATTTTGTTGATAAGTTTGAAGCTCATCCAGAGATGCAGGAAACTCAAAATAATAGTCAAGACAAAACTTTAACACTTATAAATTTAATGTCTTCTCCTGATACTCCATTTAGAGAAGATTTAGGTTTTCTCAGCAATTTGTTTATGGAGAGTGTTGAGAAGTATAAAAAAGATTGTGATATAAAACCATTTCAGTTTCCAGAAAAATTTGGTGTAGAAGCATTTAAGATAAAACGATATTTGCCTGATACAACAGATGAGTTTCCTGCTCATGTAGATGTTAGAGACTATGCAACTGCTAGGCGTTTTCTAGTCATGTTTGTATATCTCACAGATAATTATGCAGGACAAACACAGTTAGAAGTCTTAGCTGGAACGTCACCTTGTAAAAGAGGTTCTATTTTACTTTTCCCTCCAATGTGGCCTTGGATACATGCTGGAAAGGCACCTGTTAAAAATCCAAAATATATTATGGGAAGTTATTTACAATATGTTTGATATAAAAGATAGATATACATTCGTTTCACAGGAAGATGAAGATTTTTCTTCCATCATGATTAAGAATGGCAAGTTCAAAGATGTAATATATAATTATGGTACGGTATCAATTCCAGAAGAAAATAATCTAAATGCAGATGGAACCTTGCCTTTTCGTTTTGAATACACTATAGTAGACAATGTAGGAATACCAAGAGAAGAATTTAATGAGGAATTCTTTACTTTCATTGGTGATATTCTAGTTGATATCATAAGTGAACAATCAGAGGAAGATGATATTAAATATGTTACAGACGATTGAGCGGACAACACTTACACAGCTTGTAACCAATGAGCAATATGCTCGTAAAGTATTGCCGTTCATGAAGAAAGATTATTTTACTGATAGAACAGAAAGAACTATCTTTGAAGAGATAACAAAATTTGTAGATAAGTATAATAAAATTCCAACACAAACTTCTCTGGAAATTGAAGTACAGGGAAGAAAAGATTTAAATGAGAGTGATTATAAAAAAGTTGTTGCTGTCATTCAGACACTCAGCTCTACTGATGTAGACTTTGATTGGTTAGTAGATACCACAGAAAAGTTCTGCAAAGACAAGGCGGTGTATAATGCTATTGTTGAAGGTATATCTATTATTGATGGAAAAGATAAGGAACGTGGCCCAGATGCTATTCCCGGCATTCTCACCGATGCCTTGGCCGTTGGTTTCGATAATGCTGTTGGTCATGATTACCTTGCTGATTCTGAATCACGCTTCGATTATTATCATACAGTAGAAAAGAAGATTCCATTTGATTTGGAATTCTTTAATAAAATTACAAAGGGTGGACTTCCACCTAAAACTCTAAACATTGCTCTTGCAGGCACAGGTGTTGGTAAGAGTTTGTTTATGTGTCATGTTGCAGCAAATTGTCTTAGTCAAGGTAAGAATGTTCTATACATCACCTTGGAGATGGCAGAGGAACGTATTGCAGAACGTATCGATGCAAACCTTATGAATATCTCTATGGAAGATTTGCATGACCTACCCAAGCAGATGTTTGACAACAAGATTGCCAAGATTATCAAATCAACTTCTGGTAAACTTATCGTCAAAGAATATCCAACTGCATCAGCTCACTCTGCACATTTCAGAGGATTGATTAAAGAACTGGCGATCAAGAAGTCATTTAAACCAGATATTATTTTCATAGATTATTTGAACATTTGTGCATCTAGTCGATTTAAAGGAGCACAAAATGTTAACTCTTACATGTATATCAAGTCGATTGCAGAAGAACTTAGGGGCTTGGCAGTTGAAACAAATGTTCCGATTATGTCGGCAACACAAACCACTAGATCAGGTTTCTCCAATTCAGATGTTGGTCTTGAGGATACGTCTGAAAGTTTTGGCCTTCCAGCTACGGCTGATCTCATGTTTGCACTCATTTCTAACGAAGAACTTGATGAACTCAACCAAATCGCAGTAAAACAACTTAAAAACAGATACAACGATCCAACAATGAATAAAAGATTTGTTATTGGAATTGATCGTGCAAAAATGAGATTGTTTGATATTAAAGTATCTGAGCAAGATGGCCTTGTAGATAGTGGTCAAGAAGATTTCATAGAACCTGTGTTTGACAATACAGACTTTGGTGGGTTCAAAGTTTGATTTGAAATTCACTAAACTCTGTGTTATATAAATAGTCTAAACATTACGCATGGAGACATTGAATGAGTTTGCAACAATACGTTCGGCAAGTCAAACCCCGAAACGAATCCTATACTCCTCCTGTAGATAAAATTCAGAATTTTCTAAAGGAGATTACAATTTCTCCTTTTTATCAACAAAGGGGAACTTTTAATCCATATTATGTTTTAGATGATAAATTAGTTTCTATTATTGTTGATAAAATATCAGAAAAAGAATACGATGAGCTTTTATTCAAATCAGTAGAATCTGGTTCTGGAGAATTAATTTATAGCGATAAAGGAAAGTTTGAATTTCAACTGGTAATAAAAAGAGGTAATTCTGAAATAGAACTTCCACAATATATTAGGATTATTCAAAAATTAGTTAAATCTCACTATGGTATGAAAACTAGGAAGTCTGCTACGGCATCCTCTAATGTTAACGAATTTCTATCTATGTATTTTCTGGCTCATACAGAATTTACTGATGCACAAACATTTATGCAAAAAGTTGGTGGACTATCGGGTGGAACAGGTGTTTATACTGGTGAAGAGAATGAAATAACTTACGAAGACCTTGTTGTATTGTTAGACAAAGATGAAACAGCAATTAGGGATATTAATATAGGATATCAAAACTCTCTTGCAATTAAAAAAGATATTTCTAGTTGGGAAAAACTATATTGGACGCCAAAAAAGAAACCAGCTGGTATTGGTGAAAAAAATCCTAGTGATACAATTATACAAATAGATAAAAATAATTTTATAGGATTTTCAAATAAGATATCAGCTGGCAAAGATACTACTCCTAAGATCAATACTAATGTTAAAGCGTTCTTTGAAAAACTTAAAGGTAGTAAAGAATCTAGAGAAATATTAAAAATGCTGGATAACGCATGGAATGGTGCTGCATCGGAATTGCCATCTACAGCAAAAAATGCTGTTAATGCATTGCAGAACTTTGATATTTCTAGAGAGAAAGCTTCTGAATCTTCTTCTAAGAGAAAATTTGCATTAATAGCAAAAGAATTTAAAAAAGATAAATTAGAATTTTATAGTACGGATTTCTATTATCCATTCAGAAACAATTTTCTTGCCATGTTAGGAAACTGGTTGAAAAAATCATCAAATATGGTTTACTTTTTAAGAACTGTAGGATATTATACATTTGATGATGCAGATGCTACTCCTTGTCCATATAAATTATTAATTGGTTCTGAAACAAGTTCTACATTAAAAGATGTTTCTAGTGATGAAGATATGAAAGAATTTCTTTTTAATGAAAAGGCATCCAATTTATCTGGTATTACATTTAATTATAGCGGTACTGCACAATCATTTAATATGACTTTAAAATATAAGGCAGCTGTAAATTATAGTGTAGATATACCTATTACTGCTAGAACTAGAGCGTCAGGTGGATGGGCTGGTAAAGCGTTGTACATAACATCGCCAGGGATTAAATTAGTATAATGATCAGTTTCAGAGAACTACAAGAAGACAAGGGCGGTAAGAACCTTCATCTAGAACATCTAGAGGATGAAATCCTCAACTATGGTGTAGATGGTGGTCGTGCTGCGTTGAACTTCCTACGTTCCCTGAGAAATATGATGGCGGGTGCAAGTAGATCATCTGTTAACATGACGGTAAAGTGGGATGGGGCTCCTGCTATATTTGCTGGTATAGACCCTGACGATGGTAAGTTTTTTGTTGCAAAGAAAAGTGTCTTTAACGTATCTCCTAAATTATATAAAACGGAGGCAGAAATTGATGCAGATTTATCTGGAACACTTAATGCAAAATTTAAAGTCGCACTTAAAGAATTTTCCAAGTTGGGTATCAAGGGTGTACTACAAGGCGATCTCATGTTCACCGATGATGTGGAAGCAACAACTATTGATGGCAATGGGTATCTTACTTTTCAGCCTAACACTATTGTTTATGCTATACCTAATAATTCTGTATTAGCAAAAACTATTAAAAAGGCAAAGGTTGGTATTGTCTGGCATACCACATACACAGGTGATACTTTGCAGGGAATGAAGGCTTCATTTGGTGCAAACATATCCTCACTGAATAACCCGTCAAGTGTATGGATGGATGACGCAACATACAAAGATGTATCTGGTAAGGCAACATTTAATGCATCTGAGACTGAGAAAATTACGGCCGTACTATCACAAGTTGGTACTACCTTCAAAAAAATTAATGCTGGGCAACTAAGTTCATTTCTTAAATTGCAAGAAAGTATGACAGGAGCTCTTGCCGGTGCATCATTAAAGACGTATAATAATAGTAAGGTTCGTGCTGGTGAAAAAATAACAAATCCTATGTCACATGCAAAAGGTTATGAGAAATGGGTATATGATTCTATTCAGAAACAAATTGATAAAGTAAAGAGCGAAAAGGGTAAGGATAAGTATAGAAATAGTCAAAAAGAATATGTGAGAGAAGTAAAAAAATACACAAGAAATTTAATACAGATTATAACTTTTCAGAATTTACTTGTTGATGCTAAAATGCAAATTGTTCAAAAACTAAATAGTGTTAAGGGATTGACTGATACATTCATCAAAACCAAAAATGGATTTAAGGTAACTAATCCCGAAGGATTTGTTGCTATTGATAGAGTAAGTGGTGGAGCGGTTAAGTTAGTAGATCGTATGGAGTTCTCGTTTAATAACTTCACTGCAATAAAGGCATGGGATAAATGAAGAATTTTAAAGACCTTTATGAAGGTGTTGCATCTGTTGTACAACGGAAAAAACTTGCTCGGCGTATGTCCAAGCTGGCAAAATCTCCTGTTGCTCAAATGAAAAAACAACGGGCTATGTTAAGGGTGCGTAATCCCACCAAGCTTGCTGTTCTTGCAAGAAAGAAAACCATTCAAAAATTTAGAGATAAGTTTTATCCCAGTTATAAAGAGATGTCACTTCAACAGAGAGTTAAAGTTGACCAAATGGTTATGCAAAAATATGGTGTTAAGATAGATAAGATATCTAAAAAGGTTGCCAAACAACTTCAAAAATTAGAAATTGAAAGAGTTAAAAAAGCCAAAGAGGGACAGAGGAATGCGTAGATTTAGAGATTTAATGGAAGCCCCAGATACCATTGTATTTGCATTTGGTCGTTTTAATCCACCCACAACTGGACATGAGAAACTGATTCAAAAAACTGCTTCAGTTGCCGGTTCAAATCCATATCGCATTTATCCTTCCTTCACACAAAATCCTAAAAGAGACCCTCTTCCTCACGCATTAAAAGTTGCGTATATGAGAAAGATGTTTAAGAAGTATGCAAAAAATATTATTGCAGATACTGCCGCAAAAACTGCTATTATGATTGCAGAAAAACTTTATAAAGAGGGATATAAGAATTTGATTATGGTTGCTGGTTCTGATCGTGTTAAAGAGTTTTCTACACTTTTAAACAGATATAATGATGCACCTGATCAAAAGGGAAACCAACTCTTTAAGTTTGATTCTGTTAAAGTAGTATCTGCCGGACAGCGTGATCCCGACTCAGAAGGTGTAGAAGGTATGTCTGCATCTAAGATGAGAGCTGCTGCTTCTAATGGAGATATGGATTCGTTTTTACAGGGTGTTCCTTCTGGATTTTCTGACGGTAAGAAACTCTATAGAGATGTTCGCAAGTACATGGGTATTCGTGAAGAAAAAAACATGGGAGATATGACAGATTTTGAAACATTGCGTGATGCATATCTTACAGGACAAATTTGGAACGTGGGTGATGTTGTAGAAGCTAATGGTGCTGCCGGTGAGATTGTTCGCAAAGGAACAAATTACCTATCATTTGTGACTGAGGATGGCAAGGTTCATAAAGCATGGTTGCATGATATTGAACTTGATGAGCGCAACTACGCCAAGGAATATGCAAACTATCAGGGAACACCAGATCAGATTGCAAGACGTTCTTCAAGAAACCAAGCTCGTAGGGTAATGGGTGACAAGACCAAGGTTGGAATGGATGTAGGACATGCTGATAACGATCCTATGAATAATGATCCCACTAATCTACGCAATGAAGACCCATCCAAGAATCGTAGAGAACCACGGCTGCGTGATAAAGAACTTGATGAAGTTTGGTATGATACAGTAAAAGCAAAACTTAGTCAGATGACACATCCTAAATCTTATGGAAAAATGATACAAGATTATGCTGAACTTATGAGACAGGACAAATATAAAAACCGTCCCAACTTGGCTGCTGATAAGATAGCTCGTGAGCGACTAATTAATACGAGAGACTTTATTAAGTACATCAATAAATTGGTTGCTAAGAAAATACTTCCTCAACAGTTGAAGGCAGAGTATGAGATGAAAGAAGCAAAATCATCATACCAAAAACTAAGAGATTTTGATAAGTCTCGTACTGCTGCTGGTAAGAAACCTATTTTCAAAGATAAGAAGGTAAAGTTTATCAAAATGAAGAAGAAGGGTCAAATGACTATTATGAATGTTCCTTCTGATGAGGTTGACAAGTATATTAAAAAGGGATATACAACAGAAGAATTATCATTTAAAGATTTTGTAAATCAAATTCAAGAGGTCAGACAAGACAAAGATATTGACGATAAAAAGGGTACGCAACCAGCAAAGTATTATGCTGGTGATATGGCAAAGTCTACTAAAAACAAAAGAGATGCCCACTTCAAATCAAAAAAGTCCGGTCCTGCGCCTGGAGATGCATCTGCAAAAACTAAATTATCTGTACATACTAAGAAGTTTAGACAGATGTATGGTGAACAAAAAATGGATTGTCCACCCGCTACACAAGATTTAGCTATCAATACTAAGAACAGAGATGCAGCAACTAAAAAATATAATTATGGTCCTCTTAATGTAGATGAGCCAGGTGATTATTGGGAAAAGGCTGCTAAACATTGGAAAACCTCAGTAGAGGCTTCAAAGAAATCATTATGTGAAAATTGTGTTGCATTTGATGTTTCTCCTAGAATGAAAGATTGTTTGCCTGGTGCTACATCTGATAAAGATGGTGTACTTGGTTATTGTTGGATGCATCACTTTAAATGTCATTCTGCAAGAGCGTGTCATACTTGGGCAAAAGGTGGCCCGATAGATAAAGATAAAG